CCTAACGCTGAAACAGAAACAACCTGCTATCCATGCGCAAAGAAACAGAAAGAAGAAGCTAATGGCAATGTTCAACCTAAGTGAATATCAGACAGTTCAAGAACGCATAGACCTATTCTGGCTAAAATTCCCTAACGGCAGATTACATACACAACTTGTCAGCTTCACACCCGATCAGGTTGTATTCAAAGCTGAATGTTATGCAGACAAAGATGACATGTACCCTCTAGCAGTTGACTATGCTGAAGAACGTTTAGGGTCATCACCTGTAAACAAAACATCATTTGTCGAAAACTGTAGCACAAGCGCACTCGGCAGATGTATTAGCTTACTTGGTGGAGAGTTCAGCCCTAAAGGTAAACGCCCCAGCGTAAACGAAATGAGCAAAGTTGCAAGACTCACAGCCGAACCTGTAACACGAAACTGGCAGGCAGCGTTAGATAACATCAACGACATTGAAGGCTTACGATCACTCTACAACGAAGCGAAACAGGGTAAAGCCCCGTCTAGTATTCTGGAAGCAATCAAAGGTAAGGCTGATGGAATATCTGGAGCTAAAGCAAGCAATTAGTGTTTTGCAAGCTAACTGTGACGAGTTAGGTGAACTTGTCATTATGCTAGATGACCCTATTGTCAGAGGTAAAACCCTTGCCAGACTTGCCGAACAAACCCTAAAACTAAGTTATCTGCAAAGTTTCAGCGTGGATTAGGTGTTTCAGCACTTTATGTGCTTAGATACTTGCTATGACTCGGACAAAAGATTCAGATAACAGCAAAGGCATCTTCAACGAAGGTGACATGTTTTGCGAACGCTGTGGACAAATAATCCCTCACACCACTTGGGAAAAACGCAAATCAAGGGGCAGAACTGACTGGGATCACTGCACTGACTGTAGGGCTTTGCCTGTAAAAAACTATTCTTGGCAACACCCTATTCTTGGCAGAATTACATGTATTCCTTATGATGGGGAACTTGATGATTTGTGGCGACCTGTAAACGCTGTAGGTGACCTGTATAAACCTGGTGAACGTATGTGTGGCATGAAAGATTGTGTGAACACAAACCATATTGTTGAGCAGGCTAAACATACACGTTATGCGACAGAGCTGCAAAAATTGTTAGGACAAATCGAAGCACAAGCACACAACAAAAAGTATGCTAAACCTTCAGGTAAAATAAAAGTGGAGTCAGCCCTGGAAAAGAACTGACCCCACATGACCGATATCTCTACTATCGGCTTTCTCATTCTATCAGTGAGTAGCCGAATGAAAGGCTACAGAATGAGCATCAAATTTCAGACCAGACAACATGAAGTCCTAGAGCTTGAAAAACAAATTTATCAAGCGAGAAAATCTAAAAATTGGGATTTACATAAAGAACTTGAATCGTTCTATTTTGAATTAAAAGAGTGGCAAAAAACTGATGTCAAAGCCAACTGGGGCTTTATTGTTGCTCTATGGTTTGAAACTAATAATCATGTTATGAGATTAAGATATCTGCAGGATCATGGAATTATTAAAATCCAAGTTCAAACAAACGATAGAACTAGATTTATTACGCAAAAACATGATGTCAGAACGCCGATAACAAAAGCCAAAGAGCTACGTTTTTGGACTTATTGGCGTGATAACGCTCAATGCATTTATTGCTCTCAGGGACTAGATAAAACTACAGGTCAGATAGATCACATAATTCCCATTTCAGCATGGCCTGCAGAGTTCATGTTTTTAGCAGAAGATATCAGTAATCTTGCAGCTTCATGTCGCACATGTAATCTCAAAAAACTGAATTATTTGCAATTACCTGATAAAGAACTATTACATGTTGAAATTGATACTTGTCTGCCCACTAGAAGTAAAATAACTGACACCTGCAGTGAGCAATCTACAGGCAATTGTGAGATTTGCAATTCGCCAAATATCAAGATACTTTGTAACGTTCATGGATTGATAAACAAGCATTTATGTAAGTTGACTGCTCTAAAGAACTATTTAGGACATAACTAATGGGATATAACGAGATGGATAAGGTTTGGGATTACTCTCAAGCCAGTAAAACAGACAAATTAGTGTTGCTTGCTATAGCTCGCAGATATAAGCCTGGAGTAGGTTCATGGCCTAGTCAGGAACATTTAGCCAAAGCCTGTGGAGTGAACATTAGATCCATTAGAGCTTCTTTGACTCGCCTTGAAGCGTTAGGTGAATTGACTTGGATTAGAGGAAGCAACCTTAGCAAGAAGGCTAATCTCTATTATTTGAACCTTATTGAAGGTGCAAAAACACCCTCTGAACTTGTGTCGAAAACAGCCTCTGAAAATGCAAAAACAGCCTCTCAAAATGACAAAAACACCCTCCTATTAAATAAAGAATTAAATAACTTATTAAATAGTGATTTTGAACGTTTTTGGAGTGTTTATCCACGGAAGGAGTCACGCAGGAAAGCTGAACAGGCTTTCAGCATGCTTACACCTAATCTTTCTATTGATGCTTTGCTTTCTGCTACGCAGACTTATAGGGATAGCGTTGCAGGTCGTGAATTGAAGTTTGTGAAGTTGGCTTGTAATTGGCTTGAGCAGGAATGTTGGTTAGATCAGGTTGATGTTGAGTCTGTGAATGATTGGATGAGCAGGGCTGTCAATGATTGATTCTAGGTTGCAGCTTGAGAGTGCTGTTTTGGGTGGTTTGCTTCGTTTTCCTAAGGTTTGGGATGATTTGCAGTTGGTTGCAGATTATTTTGATGATGCGTTGAATCAGCTTATTTTTGGTCGTATTCAGGTTTTGCGTGATTCTGGTGTTGTGCCTGATGTGTTGTTGGTTAATGCTGGTTTGGATGCTCGTGGTGTTGTTCGGGTGTTTGAGTGTGCTGATTTAGCTCCGTTATCTGATGTGGCTTGTAAGTTTCATGTGAATCAGTTGAAGGCTATGTGGGCTAAGTCTGAGTTGAAGTTGGCTGGTAATGTTTTGGCGCAGAAATCTGATGATCCTGCTATGGATGTTTCGGGTTTGGTGTCTGATGCTTTGGCTGTGGTTGATAGGGTTTCGGCTAGTCAGGCGCAGTTGCAGATTAGTTATCCTGGAGAGTATTTGGGTGAGTATGTTGCTGAGATGCAGTCACGGCCACCTTTTATGCCTTCTTGTTGGAAGAGGTTGAATAAGTTTATTGGTGGTTTTAGGCCTGCAGGTTTTTATGTGATTGCTGGTAGACCTGGTGAGGGTAAAACTATTGTTGCTTTGCAGTCTGCTTTTCAGCTTGCTCAGTCTGGTAAGCATGTTTTGTATTTTAGTTTGGAGATGCCTGCTTTGCAGTTGCAGCATAGGTTGCTTGCTCAGGCTTTGAGTATTGATTATTCGAAGATTGCTAATGATGAGTTGGATGAAGAGGTGACGGAAATTCGTGATGGTGTTTTGAAGCATGTTTGGTTGCGTGATCAGGTTGCTTCTGCTTCAGCTGTGTTGGGTAATAATTTGGGTGTGGTTGCTGGTTCTAGGTTGACTCCAAATATGGTTAGAGCATATATTTCGGCTGCTTCTAAGGTTCGCCCTGTTGATGCTGTTTTTATCGATTATTTGGGTTTGATGCAGGATGATGTGCAACATAAGGATAAGACTGCGAAGATTGGTGCTATTTCTGGCCAGTTGAAGCAGTTGGCTTTGGAGTTGAATATGCCTGTTGTTGTTGCTGTTCAGTTGGGTCGTGAGATTGAGTCTAGGCCGAAGGGGAAACCTCAGTTGAGTGATTTGCGTGATTCTGGAAGTATTGAGCAGGATGCTGATGTTGTGTTGATGATTAAACGTCAGTTGCAGGAAGGCGATAATCCTGATGGTCAGGGAAGTGATTTCTTTTTGGTTGTCGCTAAGAATAGGCATGGTCAGACTGGTGCAGCTCGTTTTGTTGCTCAGGATAGTTTTAGCAGAATTGTGGAACAATAGAGTTTATGCAGGATAATCAGGTTGAGTGTCGTAGGTGTGGGTTTCGGTGGGCTGTGAACGCTGAGAAGAGGGGTAGGAAGGATTTGTTGTGTATTAGCTGCAGGGTGAAGCCTGCTACTACTATTCAGTATGGCAAGTTGAGGTGTAGC